GTTTGATATCATAAGTGTGTTTACTTTAGCAACTTTATCTGCAGCGACATCAATAATAGATGCCCTACTTGTCGTTATTGCACCAGCTACTGTCGTAGGAGTAATACTAGATACATTAATTAAATTTATTACGGTCATTTATTTTTCCTTTATCCGAATACAATTGCCATAGCAATAGCAAAACCTTTAGTAGCTGAACTACCACTAGCATAAGTTTTTATATCTGTTGCTGGAATAGTCTTCATTGTTCCACCATCATTAACTACAAAGCCATCAGCATCTGCTACTGTTATAGAACTACCAACAGAAGTACCACCATCTAGTAAATTTAACTCTGCTGCTGTTGATGTAACTGCTGTACCATTTATACTAAGAGCATCAGTTTCTAATGTACCATCAACATCTACATCTCCTGACACATCTAAAGAACCTGCATCAAGCTCACCACTTAATGTAAAATTACGTACACCTGTGTAGTCTTTATTTGAGTCAAGCACCATAGCCTTAGAAGCAATAGCAGTACCTACTGCAGTAGCACCTAAGTCTAGTGCGTTTATCTCACCTACAACTACTGTAGCACCATCTAGTATGTTTAGTTCAGCACCAGTAGAAGTAACTGCAGTACCACCATAATTTAAATTACCTGCACCTATTACAATCTCACCTGTACCTTTAGGTGTAAGTGCAATACCTATGTTAGTGTCACCACCTGTAGCTGCAAGTATAGGATTACTACCAGTAGCATTATTAGTTATTTCTAGTTGATTTACAGCAGAGCTTGTTGTTTGAAACACTACAAGTTCATTACCATTAGCATCAGCTATAAAACCACCGTCAGCTATTTTAGGTGCAGTAAGTGTTTTATTAGTTAGTGTTGCAGTTGAAGCTGTTGAAACTAAATTAACATTACCACCTGTACTTGGAAGTGTTAGTGTGTTTGAAGCAGCCTCAGAGTGCGGTGCTCCTTGAAGTGTTTGTGCATGAGCATTACTAGACTCACAATAAAATTTAATCTTGGATACTGCCCCTGCGTTTTTTAAATCAATTAATCCTGACTCTATTCCTACATTACCATCAATAACTACTTGACCAGAGCCTTTAGGTAATAGTTTTAAATCAATATTAGTATCACCACCAGTAGAAGCAATCTGCACACCATTACCAGTAGCAGCATTAGTAACTTCTATTTGATTAACTGCAGAACTAGTAGTTTGAAATACTATTTGTTCATTACCATTTTCATCACCAATAAAATGTGCATCATCTATAAGTATATTTTGAGAGTTAGTATCTAAATTACCACCTAGTTGTGGTGAAGTATCGTCAACAAGTTCACTCATAGTACCTGCAGCAAGTCCAGAAACTATAGCACTACGTTGAATTTTTTTAAGTCCACCACCAGAAGTATCAACAGCTAAAAATACATCATCATTAGCTACTGTACTAATCTCTGATAAATCACCTACAACAGTAGGATTAAAGTTAGTACCATCTGCAATAAGTAAAGCACCAGAAGTATTAGTAGCCATTGTAAGATCATCACCGCTAATAGTAAGATCACCTGCTAGTGTAGCATTAGCACCACTAAATGTTAAGGCTGTAGTTGTTCCTGACTTAATAACTAGATTACCAGAACTGTTTGTTAGTGAGCCATAGGTTGTACCTGCATCTTTTACAAATATATCTCCACCATCTGCGTCAAGTATAATGTCACCAGAAGAGTCTAGCGTAATGTCTGTGCCATCATTAGTAATGGTATCAAGAGCAATACTACCTACATTAGTAATATTAGCATCATTAAAACTTGTAGTGCCTAAAGTATTTGCTGCAGCAGTAGAAGTAATACCAGCACTAGCAGTAATTAATTGAGAAGCATTTACAGTAAAGGCAGTAGACCCACCAGTAGCAACTGTAATTACATCTGATCCACTAAATGTTATACTTGTATTAGAGTCAGCATCACCAGATATACTGTCTAACTGTATGTCACCAGCATTAGTAAAGTTAGAGTCACTAAGGTCAAACGTGCCTGTAACATCTAAGTTACCACCTACAGACAAGTTACCTGATATATCAACAAGACCATTTATATCAATAGTAGTAGCAGCAATTTGTATTTCTGTATCAGCTACAAGATCAAGTTGTCCATCTGCGCTAGAGTTAATATAAATAGCTGTATCACGAAACTGTAGTTTTTCAGAAGTTGCTATAAGTATGTCATCAGAAAACTCAAAGTAATCTTCATCTTCCATCCATTTTAAAACACCATCATTACTTTCACCATCAAAAGTTACTGTAATATCAGTGCCTGAAGTAGCATTACCAATTGTAATAGATGTACCTAATAACTTAGTTACAGGCCCACCTTCACCTGTAGTACCATCATGTGTGTGTCCTGTGCTTGCAGCAAAGGCAGCTAATAACTGATCAAACTCATCATTAGTGTGCGCTGCAGTAATGGTATCTCCATCTGCATAAGTTGACTGTCTTGTATATGTAGCACCCATTTAACGTCTAGCTCCTAGTTGATATTCTAATTGAAATCCTTTTAAAGAATATGGATTACTTACTCCATCATCTTCTACTTTAAGTATTACAGAAAAACCTGATCCTTCTACAGACTTTCTGTCTAAAGGGTCTTGACCTCCACCATAAGTAAATTGAGTAGCACTAGAGGTTGTACTGTATACTGCAACTCCATAAGATGCTGCTAGGTTATCTGTAGAAAAAGGATAGACTGCTGGTCTAGCTGAATTTTTATCTTCATTATCATAACGTACAATTAAATCAGCATCAATACTTCCTTCAGGTCTATAGTTAATAATAACCTTTTGCATATGTTTACGTATGCCAGAATCACCAAACACCATGTCTGGTCCTCTGTATTTACCTTTTATAGTTGAGCCATCAAAGGTACTTCCTATTTCTTGTCTTTGTATAAACCCATTTATATCTCCATGCAATGCAATAACATCACCTGCCTCTACAAAAGAATCTGTACAAGTAGTTTTAAAACCTTTTAACTCAGAAAACTCAAAGCCATCTTTTTTTAAAACACAAGTTGCTCCTTTAGAAAGACTTGCAGCTTGTCCTGATTTATTAAAAAATATTCTATACTGAGTTTTGTCAGGTATAACTATACTGTCAAACTCTATTGAGTCTTTAATATTTTCATCAAATATAGATTGTATGTTTTTACTTATTGTACCTAGCTCTGTATCTCCAATACGTTCTGTAGCAGCAATAGTACGCAAACCATCTGGTCCAAGAAATATTAAATCACCTGCAAATTCTTGTACAGTAAAACTATTAATACAACCAATATTTCTAGTTACAGGCTCTACAACAAAATCAGAACTAGAAGAACCTGTTAATTTAAATATTCTATTTTCACAAAAAATAAATAAACTATTACGAAAAACTTTTAATGAAACAATAGTATCATCTACTTTAACACTACCTGCACCAGAGCCAGAGTTAAAACCGTCTTCATTAAGAGGTTCACTAAATACTACTTCTTGAGGTGTGGTAGATTTACCAGCATAAAACATATGATTTCTATAAGCAGCAACTGTTGTTGAACCAGCTACACTACTATCACTAATATCTGTAGCAGACAAAGAAGTATTAAAAACTACAGGTGCATTAGTTTGATCTACAAACACAATTTTTTCATTGCCATCAAAGTTAAATCTTTCAAACTGATATTTTTTAGCAGCAGTTCTTCCCGTATCTATTGTTGTCCAATCTTCTGATACAGAAGCATCTGTAATATGTGTAGCAGCAGTAGTGCTTGAAGTGGCTCTAGTTACTCCTGTAAAAGAATTTGATGTAACTCCTGTATATGTAAATATTTCTGAACCTATTTGTATAGTTCCACTACTAGAAAATCCTGTAGTAGAATCTACTGTTATAGAGCCTGATCCTGTCATACTTGTAGTTGATGCAATACTAATAGCTAGTTGTGTAGATGAAGATGAAAATATTTTTTCACCTCTAGCTGCTAATGTTTTATTATTAAAAGAAGCCACCATTAAAGGTTCTTCTGCACTACTACTTGTAATAGGAATTACTTGATTAATAAATTTAGTATATCCGTTTATTCTTCTATAACCACCTTGAATATCAGGTTCAAAGTTTTCTAACTCTATTGCTTGTCCGGGGTCCATTAAGAAACTAGAACGGTTAAGAACTAATCCACCTTGACAATTAAATGCAACAGGTTGTAGTTGAGCAATATCGGGCATTATAAAATAGTTCCTGACATAGTATTACCATAACCAGTTGATCTTTCTATATGAGTAGACCTAACATACTCATACTTGTTAATTAATAGACTTTGCATATTTTTAATGCCTTGTTCAAATCTTTGAAAGTTTATTTGATACTGAGATAGTTCTCCACGATATTGATACACAAAAGCTGTAGCACCATCTACAATTACAGGACCAAATCTATCGGGGATACTAGTAGTATCTCCATGAGCATCTAAGTCACTAGGAAATGTAAAGTAATCAAATGCTAATGTATATTGTTTATCTGGTAAAGGATACAACAAATAATTATTATCTGGTGAACGCACTATAAACTGTGGTATGCCACCATTTTCAAACTGTGTTACAGTTACTCCACTACTATGTGTAGCAGCAGTAGTGCTGTTAGCACCACGAGTACAGCCTGTAATATCATTACCTGATATTGCTGTATAGGTAACTTGCTCACCAGCAATGTGTACAGTTCCTGATGTATCAAGTCCTGTAGTAGAAGTTAATGTTAATGTAGCTACAGTGCTAGAATGAGAACCATTTAATGTTGTAGATACAACTTCATCTTCTTGTGTTGCATATTCTTTTTGTACATATTCATTATAGTTTAAAGTTTTTAAATTATTACCAGATGCATTTACATCTGTATCTTTTTTAATTCTTGCTGTACTGTAATCTACAGACTTTGTACTTGTAGGTAAAGAGTATCGTGCTACACCAGCCGTAAGTGTAGAACTGTTAGAAGCATGATTAAAAGAATAACCAAACTCTCTTTGATTAATATATCTAATAGATTCATTAACAGCATTTTTACATTGAACTTGTACGCCCCTAGCTGAAGAAAAATTACTAGATGTAAGTTCTACTTCATTCATTCTTATTATAACATCATTACTTAATGATAAAAAGGTAAGTGCCATTATGTTTCCTTTAGATAAGCTAAAGGGGCCAGTGCGATACCAGCCCCTAAAGTTATTTTAAATTAAGTCACGTTGAGCAACTGCAGCTTCTGTCATTGCAGCAGAAACGTCAACCACTACACAGTAGACACGTAAACGTCCAGTTGCAGCAGCAGCACCAGCGATTGTTACATCAATGGTATCTGCAGCACCAACAAGAGCTAGAGCTTCTGCAGCATATGTAGAAGCCGCACCTGTATTAACAAGGTTAGCTTCACCATTAGAACCTTTTGCAAGGTATGTACCTGCAGCAGCATCAAGTGCCGCACCGTCAATGATGTCATCACCACCACCAAAGTCAATATTACAAGTACAACTTGCAGTAAAAGACTTCATAATTTCAGCACCAGCAGCAATCACGAATGATTCAGCAGGAACTTCTAGTAGTTGAAAGATGTCACCGTTAGCGATAGTAGCACCTGCAGTAATCATAGCATCAATATCTAAGATTGCTTCAAGGGTGCGTACTGTGTTACCTACATTGGTGTGAACAGCAAGAACGTCTGCGCCAACACCAGCAGTAGATGCGAGAGTCATATCAAAAGTAGCCATAAGTTATATCCTCCCTTACGCTGCGTTATAACGAGCAGTTACGATAGCTTCTGGACGAAGTATCTTTCTGCCGTATAGATGCATACCACGAACAATGTCAGCAAAGCTGTCCTGATCACGATATGTTTCTGTCTTATTGATTTGCTCCGCAGTTGCAACAGCAGAATCATGTCCAGCAACAATAACACCAAGGTTTGTTAATTGATTAGCTGTGCCTGATGTTCCGGGTCCAGTGCCAAGGGCAGGTAGATTGGAAGATGTATAGACACGGAAACCGTGGAAGTTATTTATAGTTAGACCGTTACGTAGTCCACCTGACTCACCGTAGTCAGCGTTCATAAAACGTGAATCTTCATCGGCAAGAATTTCCATAAACACTGGATCAACTACAAGCCAGCGATTTTGTGAATCAACTTGCTGTTGGTCAAGCAAACGCTTCATGCGTGATATAATCATCGCAGGGGAAACAGTTGCTGTTGGCAGTGATGTAGCTCCGGGCATACGAGCAGTTACTGGAATCGAATGAGTACCAGCAGATGTTGTCGTAATGTTACCAAAGTCACCTTTATGAAGCTGCATTGAAGAAAGCAGTTCGTTTGAACCTGCAGTAGATACAGCTTTAGTACCATTAACAGTTGTGTTAAGAGCACTTGCTTTACTATGCAGAGAACTTTGTGCATAACCAGCCATGTAGCCAAGAACTTCTTGGTCATACTGATCAGACAAACGATAAGCTGCACGATTGCTTGCCAAGTCCATAAAATTTATATGTGAATGGGCTTCTTCAATATCGTCCATCTTAAAAGCATAGTAGTTAGCTTTGTCAATAACGAGTGAGAAGTCTTCATCTTCTAAATCTTGGGCTGTGACATTTGTGCCACGTGCATATTCTGACACTGAAATTTCAGGTTCTTTAATGATCTTGACGGTATCGCCTTGACCACTAATCTCTCCGAAATAATCAGAGTTAGTAATGTCTCCTACAACGGTAGACTTGCGGAACGCAAGTTGTACCTGTTTGGAGTAGATTACAGGACTAAAATTACCATTAGGTAAATTCCCATAACCTGTTGCGGTTTTAAAAGCCATAATAGTTCCTCCTATAAAGTTTAGGCTTGCTTATAAGCTAAACATTATCACATAGAGGCTGTACTTTTTCTAGGGTGCATATTATTATTAGTTGGCCTACCAATAATTTTATGGGCCTATACTTGAACAGGTAAGTCTTACGTACTGTTTAGTTTTGTATTTGGTAGTTTATTATTAGGTAGACCCAATGGGCGGCTAATAATGATTATACCTATAGTTATACTGTATTAATTTTATTTGTCAACAGTATTTTATCGTGCAGAACCAGACATATCATAAATAAATTTTCCAGTTCTTATTGCTTCCATAATCGCATCGGAAGCTTTTTCGTATTGATTAGTTGTCATACTGGCAACTTGCGATTCACTAAACGTACCGTCTTTGCTACCTGTGTCAGGTGCATTACGACTAGTACGATTAACAGAACGTGCAGCATCTCTATTGCTTGCAGGTTTCTTTGTGCTGATATTCATATCTGCTTTGTACAAATCAATTGCACGACTTGCAGAACGAGCATCTGTATCATTTTCGTATAGAGCATCTTGAACCCACTTAGGTTGTTCTTCTGCCCAATTGTGAAAGTCATCACTATCTCGTATCTCGCCAAAGTCAGGATGAACCTTTAATAATTCTACTTCTGCTTTTTCACGAGATGCTGTAGCTCTCATTTCATCTATTTCTTTTACACGGCTCTCTAAACCTTCTGACTGTTCACGAGCTTTTTTAATTGCTATTGTTTCTACAATGGCTGCTACGTCAGGGTACTGTGCTGCCCATGCATCAATATCTTCATCAGACTTAGGTAGTTTAATCTCTTTACGTGTAACATCTTTTAACTGTGTCTCTAGTTGGCTAAACTTGTCTTCCCAAGACTTTTCTTTCTCTTGCATATGCCGCCTAAGATCACCGTAACGTTTCTTAAAACTTTTTTCTTCTGCATTAGTAGGTTCAACTTCTTGTGCTTGAGCCTCTGGTGCATCTTCTTTATCTGCAAGTAGTTGCTTTAGTTCTTTCTCATCTTGATCAATGCGGTTTGAGTTAGCACTCTTTCTATCTACAAATGCAACCTTTTTGGGAGTGGTTACTTCTCCTGCTGTAGTAGTATTCATTATAGTTCTTTCTTTCTGGGGCCACCGTAGCCTAATGTTGGTAGGGGGATGAGTAGCCAGCGTATAAGGTGATTACTTTTTCTTTCTTCTTGAAGCTAGGCCACCTCTATTCATAGGGCCAGCTATATTACTGCCTCCTACACCTGCTCCTACATCTGAACCTGCTATCATTTGTGATCCAGATATATTTTGTGCAACTTCTTCAGATACTCCTGCAGCAATTGCTGCTTGTTGATTAGCAGCTTGTTGTGCTGCACTACCTGAACTTGCTTGATTTTGACTTGCTGTAATACGTGCTTGCATTCGTTGTGCCAAACTAGGTCTATTATCATCGTCATCATCATCACTACTGCTAGTTGGAGTTACTACAGGATCAGGAGTACTTACATCTCTAGCAATAGCTGCTTTAGCATTAGCCATATCATCTTCAGTAATTTGATTAAATGGTGATCTTTTTCTTGTACTTGGAGAACTTAAATCTGTAGGTTGTTTAAATACTAGTGAATTAATATTATCATTTATTTCATAAATTAAACTAGCATCAAATGTTTTAGGTGGAGTATCTACAGATAATCTACCAGAAGGAAATGCACTTTTAGAATCTCTAGGATCAACTAATTTAGCATATTTATTTTTTAAATCTTCAAATCTTGTATTTACTTTTCCTAATCCACCTGTTACTTTTTCTGCTTTAACTACAGGGTCTACAATGTTTATACCTGATTTATCTAAAGCATCAGCAGCTTGTAAATTAAGAACAGTTTCATTTAATCTATCTCTTTGATCAAGATTACCTAATTTATATTCAGGATCATCTTTAAAAAGATAGCTTCTTTCCTTTTCACTGTATATTTGATCTGATGCTATATCTTCTGGTTGATCTGCATAGATTGCTTCTAAAGCACCACTTGCAGCCAACATTTGTTCTTCAGTTGTAGTTTTGTCTGAAACAGGAGATGCACTTTTAACAATCTCTTCTACAACAACCTTATTACTTTTATCGTCTTCTGGATTCTCTTTTACAACTGTATTACTTACCTTCTTAACAACTTCTACTGTTTTAGGATCAGTAATTCCAAGACTCTCTGTAATAGGTTTAATTAAAGAGTCTATAACTTTAGAAACTATGCCTTGTCCTTTTTTTGTAGTTAATCTATCTTTAACAGCTTTTAATGCTGCTACTTGACCTTTTACATCTGTTTTCTTTGCTTCTTCAATTCTTTTATCAATAGATGCTAATATTTTTTTCTTTTGATCTTTCATAGCTATTGCCATAAAGCCACCTATTATAGGATTAATTGCAGCACCTACCCCTGTAGCAACATTACCAAAAGTAGATACTTTCTCAGCTTCTTTAATATACATTTCTAATGGTGAACCTGCCCAACTACCTGCCTCTACAAATGCATTTTTAGGAGGTGGTTTTGGGCCATCATCACTACCTGTATTTACAACTTCTTCTTCTTTTTCTTCTTCTACAGGTACAGAACCTTTTAGTACATAACCTTCTGGAATAGGTATAACTGGCTCACCATCAAAGAAAGGTATGCGTCTGTCTGGTGAACCTTCTTTTACATATATACGAACATCTTGATTGCTATAGTCAAAGTCAGGCATACGTATACCACCAGACTGTAGGAACAAACCACCTTCTGCTTTCTTCTTTGGTTTATCATCTTTATCTGGCCCACTAATAACAACTAGATCAGCCATACCAAATGGCATATCGTCAGGCATTGTAGCTTCATCACTATTACCCATTTGCCCCATAGCTTCCATTTGCTTGAGGCCCATCTTAGCAGCTTGACGCATTTCCATAAGTTTCTCAAGGCCAAGGAACCTAACTACATCAGCAGGAAATACAAACTCACCTTCACTTACCTGTGCAGGTATATCATCTCTAACTTCTTTACGAGTACTACCAATAGGAACTTTATTACCTGATTCTTTATCTATCATACCACCTTCATCACGTAAGCCGCCTTCTTCAAACATATCCATTTGACGTTGCATGTTATCCATTTTTTAATACCTCATCTCGTAATAGTTGTAATCTACGTAACTGATATATTGCACCTTGTGCTCTATGTATTGTCATAGTATTGTCTGCTTGTTCCATAGAACGATGTTGTTGCTCTATAATAGTATCTAAATAACTACTGAACTGGTCCCACTGCTGGTGGTTGCTGACCAGCCCCTTGAGCTTGTTGAGGTGCTCCTTGTCCTTCATTACCGCTAAATCCTTGTTCTTGTGGCACTGGAACCTGTCCTGTACCTATAGTGCCGCCACCTGCTCCTGTAGGGTCTGCTGGATTTGCACCTGCTGGTGGTTGCCCTTCAGTTTCTGGTTGTTGGAAACCTTTCATAAGCTCTGCCTGTATAGCAGCCTCATCCATATTGTTAGTTACTTTATCTGGGTCAAGATCAAGAGACTTTGCAATCTCACGAATAACATACTGAAACTTAGCAAACGGTGCAAGTGCAGGGCTAGATGCAATCTGCATAAACTGCATTAGTCTTTGACTACGTACTTCATTAGCCATTAGACTTTCTGTACCACGAGCCTTAACCTCTAAGTCACCTTTAATGTTTGGATCAAAGTCAAACTGCATATTAAATCTAAACAAACCTTCACCTAGTGGTCTAAGTAAATAATCATCTACATTTTTAATAACACTTTTTATACTACCTTGTGCAGCACCCATAAGCATACTAATACCAGAAGCAGTACGGCCCACCCCCGATACGCCTGTCTGACCATGTGCGAAAGATGGGAAGCCAGTTGATTCATCTGCTAATACCCTTGCCTTATCAAATAACTGTAAGTTTTCCTGTGACACGTTAGGAAACTTAGTACCAAAGATAGCTTGACCCGGTGCTCCACCTTGTCTCCTAAATACTTTGCCGGGATATACTGATAAGTCTTGACCCGGAACTAAGTTAGTTTCATCTACCTCAATAAGAAGATTACCAGATAATACAGCATTGTCAACAGCCATTCTCATAAAACCATTCATAAGAGTTTGTGTATCATCCATATTCTCTGCAATACCTACCCCAAAGAATGAGTAAGGATTTAATTCGTATGGTGCAGCCATGTAAGGTATAGTAGCAGGTTTAAACGGATTAAGAACCATACGTAGTAATTTACCATTACATATCCATATATTTGCTTGCAATTCATCTACATTAGATAGTTCTTTAGGTATGTCTACACCTTGCTCTATTAACATCTCTGTGTCGCACATACCCCAATACTCTAGAACTTCATAACGATTTACACCATAGTCAGGTACATAGTCAGCTAGGTCATCTTCCCAATATTCTTTGTTATAGTTCTCACCTAACTGTACAGCTTCTTCAATTACAGTAGGACGAAAGTATGGCCTACGTTTTAATCCACGTAACTGTGTACGTGACATCTTATGTCTCTCAATAACAAACTGAGCTTCGTCCATATTAGTTGCATCTGGATCAGGATAAAAGTTCCACACAGATACATGAGATACTTGCGGTATAGTTTTTATAACAGGGTTATATTCACCATCTTCTCCCCAATTAGGATACTCTTTGTCTACAGCAAACGGACCTTTCATTACACCAGTACCAAACAATGCCATCTCAAATGCTGTACTGCGTAAATGTTTACTTGCACTAGACTCTTCTAGTTGATCATGTATTTTTTTTTGCATTGTCTTAGCAGCTACCATAGCTGGACTAAATGTAATTGCAGTAGGTGTCTTACCTACACCCTGACGTAAGCCATCTATGTTAGTTAACTTTTCTGATAGTGGGCCAAGGCTATCTGCTAGTGTTGCTGCTGTAGCACCTTTAGGTAATTCTTTACCGTCACCCTTAAAGCCATACGGATTTACTTCTTCATCCATACCAGAATTTCTTAGTTGCTCTGGTTCTTTAGGATCAAAGTGTACGTCTGCAACTACACCATCAGGTAATTCTGTTGGGTCTACTGTTAGCGGAAACTTTTGACTAGCAAATAATACATCAACAATCTGCCCATAAGCAGCAAGTGTTTTTGTTTTAGTTACTTTAATAAATACTCTTGACTTCTCAGCCTCTGTAAACTGCACATCAGGCCCATATAAACCACGATAGTTTCTATAAGAACGTAACCACCTATGCTCATCTTGCTGTCTGTGATCTTCTGCACGACTATATCTATCCATAATAAATGGAATAATCTTTGATGT